CGGAGCGCGAGAAGTCGACAGAAGCTTCCTGCGATGCGAGATAGGCTTCCGCTCGACCTTCCGCAGTTGTGGCATGTTTGCCATACTTGAACTCAGCAAAACGGCTTGCCTGCTCGACAACTTCATTCAACCGGCTCAGCGTGATTGCGTTCCACAGCTTCTTCCCGTAATACTTTGCCGTAAGACCGCTGTTGGACTTGTTATAGCCCTTAAACGCGCCGGAGTACAGCTCGTTTCGGGTTGCTGTACGGCTCGGGTCAATACGAGTCCAGCCGCCTCCGCCAAGAGCTTGATAGTCCTTATACAGTTCAGACTCGCCAAGCCCAAGCTTCTGCGCAATCGGGCTTCCCGTGCGCCACACATCATAAGCGGCGCTAAGCCACTTAAACAGGCCGTCTCCATAGCTTGCCGCCCAAGAACCGTAATTCACGGAGTTCTGGAAGTCACGCATGAAGTTCCGAATACTGAATATCGGGTTATTGCCGGTTGTGAGCGCCGACATACCGCGGGTAAGGAAACCGATGGCATCAAGGGCCGCGTTTGAAGATTTTTCATTCAGCCCGGCAAGGAGCTTAAACAGCTCCATGTCTTCAAACTGATATTCAGCCGTAGTTCCATCCGGGCGTACCACTTGCAGTACGTCATAGGAGGTTGACGGGTTGTGTTGGTCAAAGCCCTGCCGACCGACAATCGCCATAAGCTGACTCAGCGTGTCGGCATCTACCATATTCCCGACAAGCTCCTGTACCTGTTGCTGTTTTGTGGTAAGGTCAACAACGTTGTCCCCGGTCCTTCCGGTTTTCACCTCATGCGCAAAAGCCCCAAGGCCGTCGTATTTCTGGTACATCCGGTCAAAGGCCAGCACAGCGCGGTTAAGCGCGTTCTGGGTTACGATGGTGTTCACCATGCCAAACCAACTGTCGATGGGGTTGTAGATGTCCTCCGTGCTACCCGTTGCGCGTCTGATCTTAAAGGTCTTCGCCTTACCGGTCTTCTGCGCTACTCCGTCCGTGTGCTTCACGCGCATGGTCGGGACGTAATGCGGGTAGATTTCGTTCATCTGGTTAAAGGCTTCTTCGGACAGCCTGCCGGTCTTTACCAAGAACTCGTACATGAACTGCCGATGGAAGTTCCAATGGGCTTCCGCGGCTTTAGCAACTTCCGGGTGGTTCTTTTCCATGTTCTTGATAAAAGCAATGCGGTCTTCCGTCGTAATGTGGTTATCGAACACGGGTTTGCCCTGCGCATCACGGTCAAGGGAGTGCATAGCCAGCATATACTGGACGAGCCGGTCCATGTTTCCATTCTGGGCTGTAAATCCGGTGGCCGCAATCGCGTCCGCATAACTTGCGCCAATGCGCCGCCCCTGTGCGTCCGTAAGACCCGCACCCGTAAGGATAGACACAGCCTGCTTGCCTGCGGTATTTGCCCGGAGAGCCTGTGCGTGTACGCTGTCCAAGACCCCGACGTCCTCATCACCAGCCATCTCGCGTACCGCACGGTCAAAGTTGATCGCGCCCGTGGTGCTATCCACGATGCCAGCGAGGCTCTGGCGGAAGAAGTCACGCAGACTGATGTGCGAGCGCTCGTTCCTATTACGGATCACGGAGCCCATCTTCTCGCCCGCGTCGGCTTCCAGCCAAGCGCGAAGCTGGTCACGCGCTTCGGACAATGCGTTCCAGCGTTTACGCTGTTCGGTGTAATTGCGCAGGTCGTCGAGGTTGTTTACGTTATTCAGATCGGCGCCGCGAACGGTCCGCTCGAAAGCATCGTAGAACTCGGTACCCGCGAAGTCCCGTGCGCCCTGCTCGTCTGTCATCCAGAGCCGCAGGAACTCGGCAATCGCTTCGCCCGGCATCTCTTCGGCGCCCACGCCTTCCTTGAGCTCGCTTGGCATGTTCTTAATCATGGTCTGGAGTGCGTCCGGGTTCATCTTGCTGAGACCGTACATCCGCTCCAGAGCCTTACCGGCTTCGTGAAGGGCCTTTACGAAGTCACCAGCGTCCGCGTTACGGATGCCAATCGAATTGGACCACGCGTCATACCAGCTACGCACATCGGGGCTGTAAGAGCCAAACTTACTCGTGCCGATGTAATCACCGATACCCAGTGCCTTAACCAGCGTCTTGGCGATTCTCTGCGGGCTGTATTTCAGCTTCACTTTCTTCGCCTGCGCCTCGGTCGGGGTCTCTGTGGTTACAGGAGCCGTTGTAATCGGCTGGGGATTTACGGTCTGCCTCTGCTCAGTCCTTACACGATTCTCTGTAACAGACTGAGCCGCGGGAGCCGCTTTCGGCTGGACAGTTACAGGTTTCTCAGTAACCGGCTGGGTTTCCGGGGTCTGTTTCTGCTCAGTGCTTACAGTCTGCGGTGTAACCGGCTTGGTCTCCGGGGCCTGCTTCTGCTCGGTTTTTACGGTCTGCGGTGTAACCGGACGCGATGTACCGGTATAAACCGCACCATTACCGGTAGCCGTCGGATTCCACACCGGGGTCGTTACCAGACCACGGGTCGGATGCTGTGCCTGCTCTTCTGCAATGGTCGCAGGGCCGGGTGTACGTTCCCGGTTGGCCTGCTCCAGCATAGAGCCGGACCACTGACGCTCGGTTTCGGTCGTCGGAACCTCACCGGACCGGGGAGTATGCCACGTATGTTCATACTCGACGGGTTCCGCCTCAAAGGTTTCGGGCTGGGCGGCGCGTTCAGCCTCTCTCTGGGCTTCCCGGGCGGCGCGTTCAGCTTCCCGCCGTTCAGCTTCCTGCCGGTCCCACTCTTCGATCTCGGCCTGCCTGCGTTCCATCTGTTCTTTCAGCATATCGTCACGGAACTTCCAAGCCTCATCATAGTCGTTGCTGGCAGGCAGATTCGCGATTTCCTCATCGGTGTAGCTGTGGTATCCGCCGTTCTCTTCCGGCAGTCCGTACTTCTTCACCATATCCTCTACGGAATCGCCGCAGTACATCCACATGATAACGTCCGGTCTACCATCCCGTTCATAGTTCCACCCTTCGGGGGCGTACTCGTCATTGAACGGAACGCGGGCTACGGGGATCATACCTGACATTTCATAAATGATCCGAAGCCTACCATCATAGCAGTCCAGCTTATTACCGCCTTGTGCAACCGCGTACGCTATAGCGTTAACACCCCAATTTGAGGCTCTGCTGTGCGGGCTCTTAAATACCCCAAAGATGTTGCCTTCGTACTCACCTTTGGTGCCAATGGCTACACCCGCAGTTCCATTCGGGGTCATCAGCATAATTGCGCCTTTTTCTTTAAGCTCCTGCGGGCTCTGCGAGTCCACAAACAGCCCATAGGGGGAACTCTGTTTCGCGGCTTCAAGGGCATCAGAAAAGCGCCTCTTGTTGGTGTTTTTCTTAACATCCAGCTTCGAGACGCTTTTTGCTTTAAGTATGTTCCTTAAGCGGCTTTTCAGAAGTCGCGCATCAGTTCTGCTCGCATCCGGTCGGTTATATTCGGCTGGGCGCGTCTGAGCTCGTCCTGCTTCTGCTTCCCCTGTGTCCTGTCCAGCCACTCCGTTACTTCCTGATCCGTCAGGCTGTCCAGATTCCACAGCCAGTTCTCCGCCGTTATCTGCGGTTTCGACATTTACTTCACCCCCTGTAGCTTCTTCCGCATCATTCTCACTGACGTTACTCTCATTATCCACGGTTTCGGCGGAGGTGTCAACCCTAATGTTGTTCGGCCTCGACAGGTCCCACTCGGGGAGCTCTGTACCGTGGGCTTCCTCAAACATCTGATCGAGGTTGGCTTCGTCAGCTTCACCATTCTCGAAAGCGAGGTCTACGGCCTCGTAGACATTACCGTTCTGGTCTACAACGACAGGCCGTCCGTCGATCTGCCCTTCGATACCTACAACCTCTACGGCGGTACCGTCAGCGGTTGTAGCTCGCAGGCTCTGGGGGAGCCATACCTTCGGCTGGAATCCGGTATTGGGCTCCGTATCCCACACGGCGCTGTCAAAGGCCGCAAAGGTTTCACGGTCACCCTGTACGTCTTCAAGCGCACGGCTGGACACATACCGTCCGTCTGTGGTCATGAAGATCGTTTCGCTTTCTGTGCTGTTCGCCACATTGCTATGCGCCAGCACACCCGCGAGCTTCACGGTTCCGTCCTGCCCAGCAAGCTTTACCTCGAACGGGCGATCAAACATGGTCACGCGATTCTCGGGGTTATACTGCCCGGCGGCTTCGATCTCCTGCCGGTTGGCTTCTTCCCGTTCGCGCTCCTGCTGGGCTTCCTGCTCGACCTCGGCGGCGGCTTCCTGCCGGAGCTGAGTAAGGGCTTCCTGCCCAGCGTTATCCAGATCGGTTTCAGCTTTCTGCACCTGCTGTTCCGCGGTCTGTACGCCCTGCTCCGCCAGCACCTTCTGGGTCTGTAGGCCAGCCACCCTATTTGCCGCCTGCTCAAGAGGCGCGGCGGTGTCTTCATGACCGGGTGTCGGGTCGTAATTCGCTTCCGCGTTACGAAGGGTCTCAGCGGCAACATCGGCTTCGGCCTGTACGTTCTTCTGGTTCTCCTGTGCGCGTTTGAGGTTATCCTTGGCCTGCCGGACGGCTTTCTTCTGGGTTTCGGTTCCCTGCAAGCCGCCCTGCGCGATTTTCTGAGCCGTACGAATCGCTATAATCTGGTCTTTCGCGTTCGCGTAGAAAGCCCTAAGATTCTGTTGCTTAAGGTCTCCGGTTTTATCATCCTGCACCGCGGAGCGAAGCATCTCCAAGTCATAAGGCGTTACGGCCTGATGGTCAGCAACCTTCTGCGTGATGGTGCTAAGCACACCAGCCGCATTACCGGACGCCAGAGACGCCCAGATAATGTCGTCTTTTACAGTGCTCCCTGTAACTCCCATAGTTGCCTCGACTTTCAGCATCTGGCTGACAGTCTGGCTGGCAATATGGTTATCGTTATGCGCAAACAGCTTCACAAACCGGACACCGGCGGCAATCGCGTTTGTTTTGTTTGCACCGGAAGACGCCAGAACAGACGCTACTGCCGCGTTCGCTTTCCGAACGTCCGCGGTATTGGTCTGCGGGTCTACCTTTGCGGAATTGAACAGCACCGCGAGGTCCTTGGTAAGCTGTTCTGGGGCGCTGGAACGATTCGTTACGTACGTCTGCGCGAGCGGGCGAGCTAACTGCTGGCCTTGGTTTGGCTTCCATTCCTGCGTCCGAAGAACGAGAGGATTGTCCGGGGTGCTGTTATCGCTGAATCCACCGCCCTTTGCGTAAGCAACGGTAGAGCTGACACCAGAGCTGATAAAACCGGAGGCGGCGGACTTGAGTACGCCCTTCCACATATCCTGTTCAGCCAGCTTCTGCGCTACGCTCAGCGGGTAACCTTGGTCTTTATAAGCCTGTACGTTTTTACCGTACTCGCTGTATTCGCCCATGATAATCCGCTCGGCGTTGGACTCCCAATACTCGTTGATACCTTCGCCAAAGGCTTCACCGATCTGGTCTTTCAGCAGTTCTTTTACGAAAGCCTTAAGACTCTTTGTGCCCTCCGCCGCGCCACGGCTGAACATGCTGGACATATTCTCGACCGTGATTGCTTCGGTGGCGGTTTCAGCCCAGAACGTAACGTTAAACATCTGCTGGGCCTGCTCGGGGGTAGCACCGTTCATAACAGCTTCCCGATAGGCTTCGGTTGCGGCGTTAAGCCCCATCGGTACAGCGTGGGCAAAGTCACTACCAGCTTTTACAAGAAGCTGTGTGCCCTTTCCGAGCTTGCCGTCCGAAGCGAGCTGGAACACCTTGTCGATCAGCGCACTGTGCGGAAGCACCTCGGACAGCGCACCAAACGCGCCATGCACCAGCACAGCGTTAACTGCGCTGTCCGCCGCGCCGGAAATGATTGCATCATACAGGAAGTCGATGGCTTCCTGCGACACATTCGGCATCAGCTTGTGCAGAGAGTCCTTGGAACCTTCACGAAGAGACTGCGTTACGGTGCCATAGTTATACGCGGAAGCGTACGGGTTCACTTCTTTTCCAAGCGCCTGCTGTCCAAGCTGATAGATCAGCCCTTCGGGGCCGGAGATTACCTTGGTAATCAGAGAAGCTCCGGTAGCGGCGATACTCGTCAGCGCGTTCTGGGAGGCCCACTCCTGCGTATCTTTGGCAAGCTTCTGGCTCTTTCGGGTAGTCAGAATACCGTAATCCGGGTCAATAAGGTCGTTTATATAGGCGTTTGCCGCTTCTACCCCTTCTGTAGCCAGAAGGTAGTAGTACCGGTCCTTATCCGCGTCTTCAAGCGCTTCGTAGTAGGAATCCTTCTCCATCCGGGTTCTCCCTCGGAAAAGGAAGTCCTTAAACACATCACCGAAATCCTGATAGCCCTTGCCGGTCATCACCCATTCGGCGGTCTTATCCTTAAACGAGCCCTCTTTAATGTCCTTCTTCATCTGCGCAACTGTGCTCTTGAAGTCGGGCATATCGTCCAGCATGAAATACGCGGCCTGCCGTCCATCCCGGCGCATTTTGTCAATCCGGCGCTGAATGTTACTGCGCTCATCCTCGGTAATCTCAAGCCCCGGGATGCTATCAAGATAAGACAATACAGTCTCAAGCGCCTTAACTTCGTTACTCGCCGTTATTGCATCCTGCCGGGCTGTCGCGGACACTTCGGAACGCTGGTACTTGCCGGATGCCATAGCGCTGTCATACGTGGAGTAGGGCTGGTACTCGGTAGATTCGCGCTTCTGGCCCACGCCCAGCATGTAATCAATAGCCTCCAGCATGGTGTCGTCGATCACCATACCGCTCAGCTTATACATGTCAGCACCAGACTTCCATTGCTCTTTCAGCCGCGTCTGGGCTTCGGTCGCATCAGTATACTCCTGCTGATGCTTGGACATGTACTCCTGCGCCTCTGCGATCTGGCCCTGTAGGATTTCGTCGGTTTCTTCCAGATCGTGCATGTGCTGGATTTCATTGGCGGACAGATACGGAACATGGTCGAAATCAATGGTCTGGCTGTCCTGCCACATCTTGCTGGCCTTGTCTATGGCGGCTTCCGGGTCCGCGGTGTTAAACGCGTTCTCACCGGTCATGATGTAGTACAAACCAGCCAGAGCCTGCGGGTCATCGGGATTCGCAGTAAGCTGATCGCGCACCCACGTAACGTCATTTACACTGACGCCTGTAATCTCCTGACCATCCCGAAGGGCTTTCATGAGATTAAGGTCATACGCATCGTACTGGCTGGACATCTTGTACTGGGCCTGTAGAGTTTTCAGCTCATTCGCATAAGCATCCCGTTCGGCCTGCGCCGCATCCGCGGCTTCCTTATACTGATTATAGGCGTTAATCGTACGGGCATTACCTGCATACTCAGTCGCAGTCCGATCCATAAGGTCGCGGCCCGTGCGAATCAGCATACCGGCTTTATTCACCATCGTGTTGGTAATGGAATCAACAGATGCCTCAATCGTCGGGAAGCTCAACGCGCCTTTTTCCGCTTCTGTGCCGTGCTTAAACACGATCAGCCCCGCGTTAGAAGTGTTGTTCCACCACTGCTTCTCAATGGAGAAATCCACTTCGCTCTGCTTGGTGTTTTCACCGGTAAGGAAATCTACAGTGTCGGCTGTAATCATCTGCGGGGTGGGGTTATTCTTTGCCTGCTGGCACAGCCAGCGAATCTCATCTTTTTTACTCTCCCACTTGTAATTGACAGCCCGGGTCGTGGATTTCAGCTCGCCGCCGGGTTTCATGGAATCATCCAGCTCAAACAGGTGCCGATATGCGCTGTCTCCTTCGATCATGCTGATGATGTCTTCCGGGTTCTGCGTAGTCGCGAGCATATCCTTGATGGACTTATCCATCGCGGCAAGCTCCTGCTCCAGAGTCTGTGTATACGTCTCCGCTTTGGCAACGCTCTGGTACATCTTCCGCTCAGTCGCATCCGAGCTATTCATGAGGTTTTTATTCTCATTTACCCAGTTCTGGTCGAACATAAACCGACCAAAGTACAAACCTTCTTCTTCCAGCGTACTACCGACGAGGTAAGGATTGTACTTATCGCTGGTAGGGTTGAGCAATTCACGAAGTTCCGGGTCATCCTGCCACTGATTACCCACGCCCATAGCGCTGTAAACAGTGTCAATCTCAGACATCCCCGTACCGCCATTATTACGACCCGCCCAGATTACACCGCGCATAGCGTCCTTTGAATAGCTCGTACCGTTATTCAGCTCAAGGATCGTTCCGCCAGCTTCCAGACTTTCATTAAGGCGTTTTAGCGTAGGATATTTGGACCAGTTAATGTTCTCGATGATCTGGTCATCAGAAAAATTACGGTCCCTGCGCTGAGCCCAATAGTTCAGCTCCTGCCGGAGCGCCTCCCACTCTCTGTTCACCGCGGTAGTGTCCTTGTGGGCTTTCGCGATCTGGTAGTACTCGTAAGCGGCTTTCTGCTGAACGGTTGCCTTACTCCCCGGAGTACTCGGTGTATTGGTAACGCCGTTGTACGTATAATACTGTTCCAGAAACTTATACTGATTCAGCCAGTCATCATTGATGTTGCTGGTGTCAACACCAAGCTGGGCCAGATTCGCAATCGACTTGTTTGTAGCCTGCGTATACGGATTATAGTAAGGCGTTCCGGGGGCAGACTGAAACTGCTGATACTGCCGCAGGAAATTCGCCGCGGCGGTTTTATCGGTCTGCGCAATCTGCCCGATGCGCCCCATAATCTCGTAAGACGTAGGAATCGTACCGGAATACCACTTATCCGTATCTACGGGCTGTGAAAGATTCTGCTGATAGCTGGATTGCTTGGGTGCCTCAAATTTAATAGGTCTCGGGCTCATCCCACAACCACTCCTTTATCTTTGTACTGCCGTGGGCTTAAACTTGTTATTTTCCACGTACGGTCTGACAGTGCCTTTCGGGGCATCCTGCGACGTGTTTCCGCTATCGCCAAACGGCTTACTGAGGGCCGCGATAAACGCATCCACGTCAAAAGCGTTTGGCGTAAGACCTTTAGCGAGCATGGCGTTATACTGTGCCTCGGTCAAGCCAAGCTGATCCCAAGGCTTTTTAACTACTGTGCCACCACCGCTATAAGTCTTCTTCACCATGAGCTGTGCGTCCTCCCGGGTCAAACCGGCACGGGCCAGCAGGTCATCGCCCGGAATCTGCCCGTTCGCCAACGCGGTCTGGACATACCCCATCGCAATCTGCTGTTCCGTTGTCTTCTCAGTCTGCCCAAACTGACGCTCAAACTGATCTGCGGCTCTCTGGGCTTCACCCTCTTGGAACCCGCGTAGCCAAAGATTCTGCTCTTGCTCAGCCGCAAACTGCTGTTGCTGTAAATTCTTGTTAAACTCGGCGTCTTCACGGGAAGCACTGAACTGCCGCTCAAACTGATCCGCGGCCCTCTGGGCTTCGCTCTCTTGGAATCCGCGTTGCCAAAGCGTCTGGTCCTGATTTGCCGCGAACTGCTGTTCTTGCATGTTCTTGTTAAACTCAGCGTCTTCACGAGACGCGTTGAATTGAAGATTAAACTGTTCGGCGGCTCTCTGGGCTTCACTCTCTTGGAATGAACGGTTCCAAGCGTTCTGGGCCTGCGTCTCTGCAAACTGGCGCTCCCGGAATTGCTTATCGGCTTCCTGCTGTTCAAGCTGATTCAGCCCAGCGGCATAAGCCGCGTTCTGGGCGGCGTAAATCCGATTCAGTGCTTCCGCGCTCTGGTGCTCAAGATTCGCCTGTACCTGCTCATTAAGCAAGCTTCTCTGCATACCTCGGGACAGCGCTCTCCGGTCGGCCTCTGATTTCGCTCGGGCGTAGGTCTTCCGAGAGTCTTCCCGCTGTTCTCCGTAGCTGTAATCCAGCGAACTCCAAAGACGCTCCTGCGGGGTCATTTCGTCGATCTCTTTTTTCTGTACCGCCATACCAGTTCACTCCTTTACTCTTCTGTTATAACCGCATCTGGAAACTCTTTTTTGAGGGCTTCCACCCGAGCCTTGTCCAGATGAGGTATTGTTACCGTATACCGCTTCACAGGGGCTAAAACGGCCTTTTCCAGCGCATCCCACGTAAGCGGACCACACACTCCATCCTGCGAGATGCCGGTGTCTTTCTGGAAAGCTTTTACAGCCGCCTGTGTAGATTTACCGAAATCACCGTCAATCCCGTAGGAGCCAAGGTCATACCCCAGCCTCCACAGCATTGTCTGTAATTCGGTTACTTCCGTGCCTTTGTCCCCGCGCCGGATCGTCGGTCTCCAGCCGGGTGTTTCGGGGAACCCAAAGTTCTCTCCCTCGTAGCTTACCATTTTCAGCTCACCCCAATACTTCCATTTCGAGTCGGTGACTTTGCTCTTAATTACACCCTTGTTTGTAGATGCGGCTTCGATTACCCACCCATCACCGATGTACAGCCCAATGTGCGGGCGCTTTTTGGTTCCCGGGTTATAACAAAAAACCGCAGTTCCGGGTTTAAGCGCCTGCCCATCTGAACGCTTTCCGTTCGTAAGCGGCCCTTTGGAACTACAGTATCCGTCGTAAATCGTGTTGCTCCCGTGCGCGATCTTCCCGCCAAGCTTCTCAATCGCCCACCGGAATAGACCGGAACAATCGGCAACCTTATGCCCGATCCACTTCGCGCCATCCTTTGCCGCGTAATAATAATCGTCGCCCTTTCCTGTTGACTTCCAGTTATCGCCATACGTTTTCACCATGTACGCGACTTTCTGGTTCTGCCTTTCCCGCGTCCATAACTGTCCGTAACTACCCCAAATGTAACCCCAATTCTCGTCGAGTGCCTGCTGGAACAACGAAATGACCGCCGCCGAACTAATAGGCATACCATCACTCCTTACGTCGGTACCTTTTCAAAAGCCATCGACGGTTATAGACTTGACACATTGAAAAGGCAATGCTATGATAACTATGCTTCTTTACGCATTATCACTTCGATAGTGTGTGGGCGGAGGGTCTGGTACACCCTCCGCTTTTTTCTTACCTCCTTAAGTTTCCTTAAGCAGAGTGGTATGCTTCCATCTTGGTCTCCAAGGCCACAACCCGGGTTTCCAGACCGTTGTGCTGGCCTACCTTCTTTTCAAGCTGTTGCAGGCGATAGTCCATCAGCGCAGTCTGTTTATCGTTCGCTTTCTTTACGCCTTTATACGAAAACGTGCCGGTGACGATAGAAGCAAGTAATGAAAACAGCCCCGCAAGTAATGCAACCTGAAAATCGCTCATTAACCCTCGCCACCTTCTGCTTCAATTTCAGTAGCCACCAAACCGTCTTCGTCATCCACGGTAACCGCATATCTCTTGGTAGAATCATCCGTGCTGGAGTTGAGCATAATGGTCTTGTCGTCAAAGACCACCGTGTCCACTGCGGCTTTCGTCTCAGCGAGCCCGGACAGAATCGGGTGCATAATCATAACGACTTCCGCATAGGGCGTCCCCAGCTTCTGCCAATACATTGTGTCGTAGCACTCAGTTCCTACGGGGGCCGGTTTTTGAAGCCAATACGGAACGCCGTCCGTATAAACCGCGATGTCCCCCACTTCATAGCCTTTCTCACCCGAAAAAGCTCCTGTGTACCGCATGTGTCACTCCTCCATTTCATCCGTGTAGTCAACCCACGGTTCTTCATAACGCAATGCCCGCTGGCTGTCCCCAATACCCTCCGTAGTTGGGTCAACCACGATACCGAGGATCACCAGCACCGCAAATATCGAGTCAACAACCACAAGGACCTTACCGACCAGCGTCGAGAGATCGAGCGAGAACCCGAGCAGACCAGCAATGGCCTGCACGAGAAGCGCCAGCGCAGGAATCAAAGACTTCCAGAACTGTTTGTTTTTGAACCGTACTTTCCAGTTAAGCATGTAACCATCCTCCTTTTTTATTCACAAATCGTGCCTTACGGAACAGCGTATTTATCTGTGCCGTTAAACACGATGAATGACGGTACTGTTCGTGTCGTTCCTGTCATGTAATCCCAGACAGGTTTTTTGCCAAGGAACGTTGACACACTCGTTCCACCGTCCAGATTGTACGCAAATTTCAACCCGAGCTTTACGCACACAGTCTGCGCTTCCGCAAGAGTCCAGCCATCTGAGTTTTGGGTGCTTCGACCAGCGCAACTGATGATGGCGTAATCGCCGTTTCCGAACTGCCCTATAATCTGACGCTGTGCGTTATCGGTGAAATGCGTTACATTGCTTACCGTTGGGAAGCTCCCCACCGGCGCGTAGTCTGTAACAATCGCGCAAAATCCGCACGTTGCGGATACAATGCCGCTTGTAATCACACCGTTTTGTACGACGTTCGATGCGATCAGCTCGGACCCGGTTGCACTTGCAGAAGCCGTACCCAAATCGCCGTTTGCGTTAATCGTTAGCGGGATAGCGCCCGCATGGTGGTCCGCGATGCTACCGTTTATGACAACGCCATTCTGGATCGCCACGCCATCTATGCTTCCATCCCAGCCAAGACCGGCATTTATGACCAGCGCCCAATCTTCGTCCGATGCAAGTGCGGCTGTTTTTAGAAACCCGGGGCATCTGACAAACGGATACTGCTTTGTGCCGTCTCTGCGTGTTTTAAATACCCGGATAACTGAATAGTTAGCGCCGGTAGCCGAGTCATACGCATAATCCAGCTCCATGTTGTTGGCGAAATCCGCGGACTTGGTGTTGAAGAGTAAATTACCGTTTACATCGTAAATCATTTGCTTCCACCTCCACACCAATTACACAGCCGGGCCCGCAATGAACTGGTCATTAGTCGCGCTGGACAGGAACGTCTGCGTAACGGTATCGTACAGACCCGCGACGTTGCTTCCGTTAGTACACGGAATGTAATTCCTTAACAGGTTCCCTGTGATGCTGTATATCTTCATGTAGTAAAGCCGACCGTGGAACCGGTACCCGCCATCACTCGGAGCAACCTGCGTAGCGAACAGCAGATACGTAGACGAGTTACTGACCGAGTTACCCGCTGGCAGTGAAAACTTTTTGTTTCCATCCAGATAGACATCGTTGTCTTCGCCAACATAACCCTCTAACGTATAAATCGTGTTTGTGCTCCACGTATAACTGGAAGAGCCAGTCCCGACAGTCTCATTCCCTTTGAGCTTAGCCCGAATCTGGGAGTAATCACCGTTTGCGTTACTACCGCTCAAATACGGGAAAAATGTGTTTGTCGCGGAAAGAATGTGATTGCCCTTCGTATACCGAACAACCGAAACTGACACTTGGTATTCGGCTCTGGCTACTTCGGATTCAACCAGCCCTGTATCTGCGTAACCATCGCCAGAGTTTATATACACAAGCTGTGTATACCCAGAAGGAACCTGCGCCGCAATGGATACAGAGAATGTCGTACTCTGTCCGCCGTAGTTAACCGTAATTGTATTTGTTCCTATCGCTAACGATCCTGTCAGCGTATAGTTACTTACTACAGCGGTTGTACCATCAGAATACGTAACTGTTACTACCAGATAAGGCTTCAACTCGTTGACAGACGCGCCGGGCTCAAAGGTTCTGGACCCCGGGGTAAATACCGCGGAGATCGAAGACGGAACCGGGGCATCGCCATAGAACGCATCATACAAGTCTGTATAGTAAGACGCCCCGCCGGAGTCAATGTACGCAACCTTACTCGCCAACTGCAAAAGCGCAAGTTTTGCGTCTTCTGTAAGGCCATCAACCTCGCCGCTTTCGCCGCCTCCGCTTCCGCCTCCCTCGCTCTGGGTGCCATACGGAATACCGAAATGCAAATGCGTATTGCCGTTTGAATCTATGCTTACCGTGGCTACTGGTTCGCTTCCAACGGCAAGCATTTCGATAGAAACCGACAACCCGCGAATTGTGGGGGACGGCGCCGATTCACCGCTTAAAGCGAGCGACCCGTGAATAATCGTGGTTACTACAGCGCTCAAACCTACTTTCGCGCCCGTCACTCCGAACCACACTTGAAGCAGTCCGGTGCCCTCGAAAACCCCAAGGTCCGTGCTGGAGACCTCCCACGTAATAATGTTATCCGCGTAGGTAATGTCTACAGAGTATGGCACTGACTCCCCGGGGCGTGTGTGCATCAGAACCGGTTGCCCGTTTGGTATTTTCGCAACCCACGGGCTCATGTCGATCTCGACGGTGCGAAAATCGTTTTCACCGGTGTACCCGATGTCGATACTCTGCGGGAGCTTATCCACTTCGTACACCATACTTCATCACTCCTTATCAGCTAATATAGAACACCGAACACGCAGATACACCACTTACGCTCGTGTTCTTTGCCCTAAACAGAAGATTACCCGTTGTGCGGCACCTACCGTATGGGTAATTCGTTTCCAGCCACACTTCAAAGCCGCCGCCGTTCGTTGGGTTCATAACGTTAGCCGCAACTGTTGTCATCATGACGTCAAGCGTAATCAATGTGCCGTCCGTGTATACCCTTTCGGTAACTGACCCAATGTCTATCCAGCTACTACCGTTTTTCAGCCGGGCCTTAAACGTAATATTCTCGGCCTGCGGTAAAGTGTAGATGTATAGCTGGGCTGTAACTCCGTACATCAAGTCACCGGCGATGTAATCAGACGCTTCATACGAAACCACATAGGTTCTATAGTACCCAAGCGAACCACCAGAGCTGTTCAAAAAGCGCTCGCCGTCTACAATTACGCGTGTCCACTCTTTAGCGGTTACGCTACTTGGCTTAAACCAGAGAATCCCGTTCCCGCTCGGTTGTGCTTCGCTTACGGCTATCGTCGGTGCCTTATTACCGCCAACGTAAAGGGCTTGTGTGCTCACAGACTTCGCCATGACCTCGCCATTATCTCCTACCGCGAAATTCGCGTTAGACACGTCCGTTCCGAAGATAATGGAACTCCCTGTAGCATCCTGCGCGTGAATACGAACCTTCCCCGCGGTTTGCATGTCAATGCCGTTCGCGCTAAGCATCATTGCGGTAACATTGTTGCCGGTACTGAACTTGATGTATTTATTACCCACCATGTCAATACCGTTCGTGCTCATACCGAGCGCGGTAAGCACACCATTTACATCGCCGATTGTAACTGAGAAGCCATTTACGGTCTGGCTGAGACTACTAATGTTACCTTCGGCATCGCTTACACGAGTGCTTAACCCGCTGACGGTCTGTGATACGGTGCTGATGTTACCCTCTGCACTGCTTACACGAGTACTTAACCCGCTGACGTTCTG